CGACCGTCCCAGACGCGAGGCTTTTTTTACGTAAACGGAGCGAGATGACGCAGCCGCAACCGAAAACATGCAAGAACGGCCACGAATTGGACGATTCCACGGCCGTTTGGCGTCCTGCGAGCGGCACATGGGCGTGTCGACGCTGCCATAGGCTGCATTCGGCGAAGTCTCACGAGAAGCGCGTCCGGTCTGGATGGGATTGGCGCCATAAGCTCAAGAAGTACGGGCTCACAGAAGCCGCGTTCGAGGCAATGCTGGCCGCGCAGGGAGGCAGGTGCCTGATATGCGCAATGGAGATTCGTCGCCCGTGGAAGATCGGTCCCGGTCGCGGCGAGGCTGGCGGCACGAGGCTTCAGGTGACCCGCGATAGCGTGGCCATCGACCACTGCCATCGAACCGGAGCCGTTCGAGGGCTGCTCTGTCTGATGTGCAACCGTGGGCTTGGCGACTTCGGCGACGACGTCGAGCGTCTTCGCAGCGCCATCTCCTATTTGGAAAGGAGTCGCAGTGGCGAAAGGTAAGCCAGCGAAGACCGAGCAGCCAGATGATCTCGCTGAAGCGATCGAGGTGAGAACGCGCGCAAAGCAGGACCTCGACGCCGTCGGGGCCGAGGATTCGCCCAAGTATGTTGACGCATGGGTCCGCGCAGACAACGCCGTCAGGCAGCGCGAGAAGGATCGCCGGCGCTCGTTGACCGAGTTCACCGACGACGAGATCGCCACCCACATCCGTTCGATGCCAGAGCGCCGCAAGGAGGCGCTTCTAACCAAGGCGCGAGGCGAGGACCTTGCGGGGAAGCCGTTGTTCTGATGTCCGTTTCCCGTTTCGAGGTAGCTCAGTTGGTAGAGCGCCTGGCTGTTAACCAGGATGTCGCACGTTCGAGCCGTGCCCTCGGAGCCGCATGTACAAAGTGAAGATCCGCACGCTTCCCGGCGCTCCGATGCTGTCGGAGTACGAGTGCGCCGTCTGCGGTCGTTTCGAGCAGCTCGTCTCGCGAGACGACGCCGGCGATCCCCCGCCGTCTGTCGAATGCCTCGGATGCGCCGGCATCGCCGATCTCGTCATCTCCGCGCCCTCGATCAAGTTCTGGTCCCGCGATCCGGTGCCGATCGGCTACGCGTCGAAGTCTGACGAGTGGGACCCGCGCGCACTCGACACCCGGCCGCTCGCCGAAGGGAAGATGACGAAGCAGGAGTGGAGGAAGTGGCAGCGCGGCATCAGCAACGAGCGGCGCTACCAGAAGCGGCTGAAGGCGGGGAAGATCAAGAAAAGGATCCAGGTCGGATGAGCAACAAGAAGGATGCGTGGGACATGCTCGCAGTGGCGTGCGACGCTCGCTTGGAGCATCGCCGCAAGGAGGTGCAGTCGCTGCTTGACCAAGCTGCTGCAGAACTCGGCAGCGACGCCGAGGTCACGGCGATGCGCGATCACTATCGCGAAATACTCGCTGCGGCTGGCGCCAGGCCGACAAAGAGGGACGCGCGGCAGGTCGCCGTGGCGCGGCTACGGATGGCGTTACGCAAAGAGGGCAAGTGATTCTGACCCGCCCCGCACTTCCCGCCGACCGCAACTTCATCGTCTCTGGCTGGTCCACGTCGTATCGCCACTCGCGCGACTGCACGACGCCGATGTCGCTCTACGCAAAGCACAAGCACGAGGAGATCGAGTTCTACCTCGACCGCTGCTCCGCTCTCGTGGCGCACGGCGAGCTCGGCGTATCGATGGGCTTCATTGCCTTCGACCCATCGACCTACGTCGCCACGCTTCCCGGCCAGCGCCGCATCACGCTTAGCGGCTACGTGCTGTACGTCTATGTCGCCGGTCCGTTCCGTCGTCACGGCGTGGCGCGTGCCCTCTTCGCCGCGGCCGGCATCTCGCCGGGATCGCGGTTCGGCTACGCCTGTTCTACCCGCATGAGCTGGGAGCTACGCTCGAAGATCCCTCTCGCCGAACGCGAACCTTATCGGGCAAGATACGAGGAGACCGAGCATGTCAGACGCGCAGAAGCAGCAGGAGCCGAAGGGGCCGACGCGGATTCCGGTCCGCAAGATCTGGCTCCATGAAGGCGTGGTCGTCACCTTCTTTGGTGGCCGCACCTTCATGAACGCGATCGACTGCTCGCCGCAGTCCACGCCAGGCCGCGAATTCGGCGTGGCCTACTTCGTTCCCTCGCAGCAGGTGCTCGAGGTGGAGTGGTATCGCAACGAGAGGACCGAGCCGTATCGGAAGCGCATCCCGGTCGGCAGCGGTACCGTGAAGGACTTCGATTGACCCGGAACCGTCGGCAGCGCGTCCGCCTCTTCTGCTTCCTCGGCGGCTCGTGCGAGTGCTGCGGCCTGCGCGATCACCGCGGGCTCGTGATCGTGCAGTCGGGCGGCGAGCGGATGAAGCCGAACGAGCTCTATACGCTGATGCTCAACGAGCCGGCGCTAGCGCTCGCGTGGTTGCGTCTCCTGTGCGCGACGTGCCGGCAGATCGAGCGCTACCAAGCTCCGTCGGTCGTGCCTTCCATGTCGTCGACGGATACCCATCCATCCGCCTCGGACTGCCAACCGTCGTCTTCGAGCTTCGGCTTCGGCGCCGACCTCGCGAGTTGGGGCTCCGATGTCGTCGGCGTCTCCTTCGGCTGAGGCTGAGCGAACGCCGGCAGGAGCGCGGAGACCGAGACGCGGAAGTAGAGCATCGCGTCCGTCGCGTGATTCGGCTGCTTGGGGTTCTCGAGGCGCTTGCCGTTCGCGTCCATCACCCACTGCAGGCCGACGAGCTCCTTCGCGAGGTTCGAGTCCTTCAAGATCTTGAAGCGCCCCTCGAACATGTCAGCGTTGACGATCTCGATCGCGGGGTCTTTGTACTTCGGGTGCTTGTCGACGGCCTTCAGGATGATGCCGTACTCGGTCTTTAGATCGATCTCGATGCGCTCGCCGGCGCCGGCGCAGTCGGCGACCAAGAAGTCAGGCCAGCCGAGCTCGCCGATGATGCCGCCGGGTTTGTTGATGTCGAGCCCCTCGCCGATCAAGATCGTTGCGACCGCCTTGGTGGGTAGCTTCGTCTTGTAGACCTCGCCAATGTGCCACATCGTGCGGGACGGATCTTTGTACGAGTACGCGAACGCCTCGAGCGAGAAGGCGTCTTTCCATCCCATGTCCATCGCAATCGCGTAGCTCCACGTCTTCGGATCCCAACCCGGCGGCAGGCGAGCCCAGCGCGTCGAATCGGTCGCGGCGACAATCGGCGTCCACTGGTTGAACTCGCGGCCTTCGTCGTCGTGCGATCGGAACGCGTAGACGCTCGTCGAGTCATCCTTCGCCCACTGGCCCATCCCCTCGCGGAGCCACTTTGGGTTCTGGTCGCTATATCCCTCGATCGCCTTATCGGCGAGCTGGATCTCGTGAATGGTCGCGATCGCGGCGATGCCGGCGTCGAGTCCGTCCTTCGTCGAGATCGAGTGCGACGACCAGACCCATCCGTCCGGCCATTCCTCGTCACGGCGATCGTAGGGGCGGTGCAGCTCGGAGCCGGGACGCGTCGCGTCGTAGAACTCGCCTTCGAGCAGATAGCCAGGCGTGCCGCCGAGCACGAACGAGCCGAGGAGGCGAGGGGCGATGACCTCGCGGCGGAACCGGGACAGCAGGTCCGCTCGAGCAGAGCCGGACTCGTCGACGTCCACTTCGTGCCAGCTCTTGCCTCGTGGCTTCTCGATCTCGTCGCGCTCGTCGAAGCCGAGGAGCTTGAGCCACGAGCCGTTCGCGAGTGTGAGCTCGGAGCGAACCTCGTCGAACTTCGCCATCTCGTCGAAGCCGAGCCGGTAGATGAGCTCCTTCGCGTCGCCCCACATGATGCCGCGGGCCTGCTCGCGGTTCTTGGCGACGTAGAGGCAGTTCGCGCCGCGTCCGGTCGTCGGATCGCCGCGCAGCATTGCGCGGATGATTCGGCACAGTTTGTTGAACGTCTTGCCGGCGCCGCGATTGGCGAGCAGCGAGATCCAACGCGCCGGGTCAAAGATGAAATCTTGCGCCTTCTTGTGTGTTGACGCGCGGATGCGACTGTCGACAATCGCAATCTCAGCCGGCGTGAAGGGGCGGCGCTTCATGTGGGGCCGGCTTGCGGCGTCAGGTCGCGGTCGTTAGGCTGAGGGAATGCGAACCGCTCTCCTGGCGCTCATCGTCGCGTGCACCACAGCCACGAGCCAGCCGACGCTCGACGCGCCCGCCGCCGATCTCGTCCTGTGCGCGCCCGAGTCGCGGTTCTGTGCCGTGGGAGGGTCCGATAGCGGCATCTGCGTCGCCACACCGGGCGTCGAGGGCGTCTGCCACGCCGCGTGCGTCAGCGGTCAGTGCTCGAGCGGGTCGCCGGCAATGACCACGTCCGGCGATTGCTTCTGCCGGTAGCACTACGCTGACATCGGCGCGTAGACGCCAGGGTTGAACGCTTGCACGGGCGCACCGGCGGCGAGGCCAGGCGGACCGGCAGGACCGGGCGTTGGTGGCATCGCTCCAGGCTGCACCGCACCCATCGGCATGTTCGCGTTCGCGGGCTGCGGCGGGTCGAGGATGCCGGCTGCGGTCGTGACGAACTGCGAGATCTCCTCGAGAATCTCCTCGGGCGCGCCCTGCGTCTGGATCAGCAGATACTCGCGCTGGCACATCACGACGCACATCTTCAGGTTCATGAACGGTTCGGGCGTGATGCCGCGCTCGCCGTTCTCGATCCGCTCGATGACCCACTGCACTGACTCGATCGCCGCGTTGTAGAGCGAGATGATCCGATCGATGTCCGGGTGTTCGATGAGCTGGCGCGCTTCGTCGAGGTCGATGATGCCGGCCTGCGCGAGCTCGGTGACTCGCTGCTGGCGCCCCCATGGCGTGTTGTTCTGCGCCGAAGAGACGGCCATCTCGAAGCGGAGATCGCGGAGGTCAACGTCCTTCCACTTGAGCAACCGCGGCCGGATGCCGCCGTACTTCGCGACGTGCAGGACGTCGGGCACCTTGCCGGCGCCGAGCTTCTTGCACATCGCGATGACGAGCCACATCGTGTCTTTGATGAACTGCTCGTAGGCGCGCTCTTGGATCGAGAAGCGCTGTGAGTGAGTCTGCCTCGCCTCGCGCATCGCCTCGCCGCTCTGTGCTGCCGTCGGCACCGCGCCAGAGACCATCATCTGGTTGATGCCGGTCTCGCGCTCGGCCTGCGCGCGCCGGCGATCGAGGTCGCGATACGTCTCCTCGCCGACCGCCTGGTAGTCGACGCCCTCGGGCTTGTTGACCTTGTAGCTGCCGACGGTGAGGCCGACTTGGTGCAGCGTCTTGAACGCGAGGTTCTGGTCCTGCTTATGGACCCACACCATCGGCGCGGCCTTCTTGTCGAGGCTCGCGGTGATTTGCCACTCGCGCCTGTCGAGAATGGCCTGATGAGGGAGGATGCGCTCGGCGAGCGAGTGCCCGTAGAAGCCCCACACCGGATCGTTCCAGCGCATGATCGAGAACGGAAAAAAGTCGTCCTCGTACTCCTCGTCGACGAGGTCGACGCCATGGAGGCAGATCGTGTGGCGACCCGGAACGTAGTTCTTGTGACCCTTGGGGCCGATTGGCAAGCGCCACGACTCGATGACCACCACCTCGTTCTTGGCGATCGGCCGGTAGCCAGCCCAACGGCGCCAGTCGCCGATCGTCTGCGCGCGATAGATCTGCTCGGCGAACTCGGGGTACTGCGCGATCAGTAGCTCGCGGTCGTAGAACTCGCGGTAGTGAATCTGGAGCGGCTTGCCGTCGCGGCACTCGAGTTCGTCGACGATGATGTTCTCGATCGGAACGGGGCGAACCTGGATCTGGTCGAACTCGTCGATCCAGACCTTGTTCACGCCGGTACCCTTGAGTGCGGCGCCGAGCTTGAAGCCGTACTGACACTTCTGCACGACCTCGAACAAGGCCATCAGCGCGTTCGAGTAGCGCTCGAGCCGCTTGGCGGTCTGCTGCTGGTCGAAGTTCGCGTCGTCCGTCTGGATGCGGATGGAGATGTCGCTGTCGGCGACGTTCGCGGCGACGGTGTCGATGCCCTGCGCGACGAGGTTCTCGACGCGGAGGCTCTTGTGTGACGTCGTGTTGCGGCGCGACGGCTCGCCGGTGTCGTACGAGCGACCGATGCCGCCGCGCGATCCGTAGCGGCGATTAGTCCGCGGGTTCTCGTCGTAGAGCGCCTCCTCGCGGAGGAACTTCTCGAATTGGACGACTTGATAGTTCTCGACGGTGCGGACGTAGGAGAGAACGCTCTGGTTGACCTTGCCTTTGGCAGCGTTCCACCATGAATCGACGCGATACTTCTTGTCGATCATCAGCCGTCACCGAAATCGGGAATCTCGGGGAGCTTCTCGTCGACGTCGATGCGCGGAACGATGCCGTTCGGATAGCTCTCGCCGCGCTCCCATGGATTCGCCGGCTCGTCCTCGACCGTTGTCGCGCTGTCGTCGTCCGAATCATCGACGACCGGATCGGCAGGTGCGAGCACAGCGGAAAGACCGTCGGCGCCAATCGACAGCACGCCAGCTCTACGCAGCTCGGGGCCGCGCTTGAGCAGGAGGTCGATCCACGCCTCTGCCGAGGTCACGAGTGCCACTCTACGGGCGACGCTAGACCAACGCGCAGCGTCTCGCGTGCATGGTAGTCCGGCTACCATCGACATCGGTCGATGCGGAATACGGGCGTCAGTCGTTTACGGTGTCGTCAATGGCAGACGCCGCAGCACCGCAGTTGCAGGAGGAGACAGCGCCTCCTGCGCCTGCACCCGTTGCGCCCCGCGATCGCATGGCCGCTCGTGCCGAACGTCGCGCGACGGCGATCGCCAACATGCAGGCGAACAAGCAGACGACCGGGACCGCCTCGCAGGCTGCAGCGGTCGACGCGCCGAAGCCGCCGGAAGCGCCGAAGCCGCCCGAGCCCGAGAAGCCCGACCCGGCCGCGGCACGCGGGCTCGCCGCGATCGAGCAGCAGAAGAAGAAGTGGATCGACGAGCAGCAGGCGAAGGAGACGGAGTACCAGCTCCGCATCGCCAAGCTCGCCGAACGCGAGAAGCAGGCCGACGGGAAGCTCACGTCCGCGAAGGATCTCGAGGCGCTCAAGCCGAAGGACCTGATCGCGACGATGAAGCACTACAGCGCGGCCGACTGGGACGCGATGTCCCGCATGGCGTACGCGATGACCGACGCCGGCAAAGCGGACCCGCGAGCGGCGCAGGCGGCCGAGGACGCGAAGCGGGCGCTCGATGGCCGCGCCTCGCTCGACCGCGTCGCCGAGCTCGAAGCCAAACTCGAGGAAGCGACCAAGCGGCTCGAGGGCGAGTTCACCAAGCGCGATCAGCGATCGTTCGCGGAGCGCTGGCTCGGCGAGGCCGTGAAGGCGATCCCCGCCGACAAGCCGACGTTCTTCGCCAAGCTCCACGCGAACGACCCGGACGCCGCACAGCGCGAGCTGCTCACGATCGGCGGCGAGCTCGAGAAGGCGAACGAGGCGACGCCGACGCACGCCGAGGTGATCGCCGAGTTCGAGAAGCGCAAGCGCGACTCGCTCAAGCAACTCGGCCTCGACCCGGAAGCGCTCCTCGCTCCTCCGAAGCCCGTCGCCCTTCCGCCCGCCACCAAGCCGCCAACGCGCACGCTCGACGTCAAGACGCCGAACCTGACGCGCTCCGAGAACGGCCCCAAGACTCGCGATGAACGCCGAGAGGCTGCCATCGCACGGATCCGCGCGGAGAAGCGCACCGCGGATCAGCAGTAGTAGCGCTGAAGACCAAAAGCACACCGCCCGCGAGACCACTGGGCACAACCCGACTCACTGACGGCCATCGGCCGAAGGGAGCCCCGTGTCTCTAATCACCAACGTTCAGAACTATCTGAAGGACGTATGGTCGACTGGCTTCGAAGACGAAGCCCTTCGCATTCATACGCTGCTCGACAGGGTGTCCAAGAAGGACATCCTCGGCGACCTCGCCTACTACTACCTCGTCAAGTACGGCAACAGCCAGAACATCTCCATCGGCGACGACAACATCGCTGCAGCGCAGAACGTCAACTCGTCGTCCTCGGCGATGCGCTTCAACATGCAGCCGTCGATCATGTCCGGCGAAGCAATTCTGCCGGTCACGCAGCTCGAAGCCTCGATGAAGGGCAGCGAGTACGCCTTCGGTTCTCTCATCGAGACCGAAGTCGACGGCATGATGGACGAGTTCTACGCGCGGCGAGCCTTCCAGCTCTACCGCGACTCGTACGGCGATCGCGCCCAGTTCAGCTCGAACAACGGCAACGTCATCACGCTCGTCAACTCGTACGACGCGGTGAACTTCCAGCAAGGCGCGCCGATCCAGGCGTCCACCAACCAGAACGGCGGATCGCCGCGCGCTGGTACCTGCACCGTCTTGTCCGTCGACATCGGCGGCGGAACGATCACCGTCGACAACGTCGCGAACATCGCGTTTTCGGCGAACGACTACATCTTCTATGCGACGGAAATCGGCCAGTTCGGAATGGAAGGGCTGGGTTTGCTGACTCCGGCCTCCAATCCGAGCCCAGCCGAAAATTTCAGGGGCAAGGACAGGAGCGTCGACCCTGTCCGCCTCGCCGGCTCGCGACTGACGACCGCGCAGGCGTCGGGAACGATCGAACAGAACGCGGTCAAGCTGCTCGCCTTCATCCGCATCGCTGGCGGTCGGTCGGACTTCATGACGCTGAACTCGGAGCGCGCGATGGAAGTCCGCACCCGACTCGGCGCGAAGGTCCGCTACGTCGACGGCGGCGGCGACGCCACGTACGGCTTCAACACCTTCGTGCTGGATACGCCGCAAGGCCCAGTGAAGGTGCTCGACGATCCGGACTGCCCGTCTACGGGCTTCTGGGTCGGTCGTGACGCCAGCCACGAGATTGCCACTCTCGACGCGTTCGTGCGCTTCGACGAAACGGACGGCAACTGGGCCTACAAGAAGCCGACGAACAACCAGATCGGCGTTCGTATCCGATCGGTCTGCAACTACCTCCAGCGGGCGCCGCGCGACTTCGGTTACGCGCCGATCGCGTAAGGAGCAATCGTCATGATCGAACCGCAGCCCGCATCCATCTCCGAGCCCGAAGGCTACCTATTCATGGTCGCCCTCAAGGGCGCGGGAACTGGTACGCCGACGCTGGGCAATACGCGCAACAACTACACGGTTACGCGTACTGGCGTCGGCGCAATCACGATCTCGTTCCAGGACGATCCGGGACCGACGCTCGTGGGTCCGTGTGGACAGTGCTTCGGTGACGCGACGCTCGCCAACGTGGCCGGCTGGACGATGATCCACGGCACCTATACGGCTCGCAGCGGCAACACCGCAGCGAAGTACACGTTCCAGATTGCCAATAACACTTTCGCTGCTGCGGACCTCCCGTCGACGTCGACGTTGACGTTCCAGCTCTGTTTCAAACAGGCCGACAAGGCCATCTAGCCACCTCCTCCACCTCTCAATCCGAAAAGGATATTGCAATGACCAACATCTCCTCTGACAGCGTTGCCGTTGGCGGCTTCGCCGACGACCAGCTTGCCGAATGGCTGGGCAACGGCAAGTCCGCCGCTATCGAGACCCTCTCGCAGTATCTGCGCCTCTCGCAGATGGGCGAGATGATGGTCCAGAACCTCCATGGTACCCGCGTGCCGATGCTCTCGCGCGAGGGCTCGAGCTGGGTCGTGACGAATACGCAGGGCACGGCGATCACCGGCCAGAACGTCTCGGCGTTCGGCGCGACGACTCCGGCGCTCGTGCTCGTCAACAACAACGCGGCCGGCTCGGGTATCTACATCTACCCGAAGAGCTTCTCGTTCACGCTCTCGGCCGTCGGCACGTCTTCGACGAACTGGCTCTCGCGCTGGCTCGTCGACACCGGCAACCGCTACACCAGCGGTGGCTCGGCGCTGACCCCGACGAACCCGAACCTCAACGTGACGGCGACCAAGACGGGCGCGCTGTTCTACTTCGGGGCGATCACCGCTCCGGCGGCGAACGCGTCGCGCACGGTCAACCTGAAGCAGCTCCGCGGCGTTATCCCGGTCATCCAGGATGAGGTCACGTTCGACTTCGGCAACTCGGTGGTTATGGCGCCGGGTCAGGCCGAGGACGGCACGGCGGTGCTTCGCCAGGTCGTGGCGCTGCCGCCGATCGCGCTCGCGCCGCAGCAGTCGCTGCTCTGGTACGAGTGGGGCGCTTCGCAGGCGGCGGCGCGCACGTTCGACAACCTGCAGTTCGAGTACGTCGAGCGCTAAGGGCCAATGCCGCGCGCGGTGCCGATGTCGACACTCGTTCTCCGTGTTCAGCAGCTCGCTGACATGGAGGCCGATCTGTCGATCGGCGCCGCCGAGTGGCAGGCCATCATCTCCGAATGGTACGGCGAGGCGTACGAGATCATCGCCAATGAGGGTCTGCGGTACTTCGAGACCACGGTAACCCTCACGACCGATGGCACGAACAAGCTTCCCGAACCGGACGACCAACTAGCGATCGTCGATCAGCTCGAGCTCATCCTCAATGCGACGTCGGGGCAATGCCGCAGGCTTCGCCCGATCCAACCGCAGCAGCGAGCCGCGCTGGCAGGGCGCACCGGCTCGCCGAGGTACTACGAGCTCGTCGATGGTCGCTACTACCTTTACCCGACACCGCCGAGCGGCCAGCAGCTCACGCTGCGCTACATCGGCCAGTGTCCTGACCTGACGAACGTATCGCCGTCGACGACGGTGGACTGCTACTGCATGGCGGGCCAAAAGTTCGTGCAGTACGGCGCCGCAGCCGACGCCGTGGCGAAGTCCAAGAACGACGCGTCCGAGCTGCTCGCGCAACGCGAGGCGCAACGGAAGTTCCTCACGGATTGGGCATCCGACCGCGCGTTCAACGTGACGCCGGTCTGGTACGTCGACGATGGCGACGATGGCGATACGCTGCCGTCGAACTGGAGCTGGTGATGTCGGTCATCGGCTCTAACCAGTTGCGCGCGCCCATCCGTCCGAAGATGAAGGATCCGGATCTCGAGCGCGTGATTCGCGAGCTCCAGGACAAAATCGTCGACATCCAGACGGTGCTGCGCGCCGTCGTCAAGAAGCTGGGGATCTAGTGGCGCTCCCCCGCACGATGAAGTCGTTCCCGTTCGCGGCGGGCCTTCTGACCAAGACCGATCCGCGCGAGCTGAACATCCCCGCGCTCGATATCGCGCTGAACGTGAACTTCGACTCGCTCGGTGCGATCGAGACGCGGCTGCCGTTTGCGGCGCTCGGGACGAACATCTACGGCGGCGGGACGATCGCGAATCCGCGGCGGCTCGTGGCGAACAAGGGCGAGCTGGTGCTGTTCACGGACACCGGCGTCTACTCGTGGCTGCCGAGCGAGTCGGCATGGGCGCTGCGCGGAACGCATCTGGCCGCCGCGGTGACCGAAACAGACAGGTTCGCGTCACAGGGCACGACCTACACACAGGATCGCGCCGAGCTCAACGGCGTGATCGTGTCCACGTGGACCAATCCGATCACCGGCGTTGGCACCAACGTCTACGTTGGTGCGACAGACAAGGTCACCGGCGCGATTCTGCTTTCGCCGACGGTGGTCAATGATTCCGCTTCTGCAGTTGGGGCGCGACTGATTGCGCTGGCGACGCGGGTCCTGTTGATCTACGGCGGGTCGGGCGGCCTCTCTGTAGTCGCAATCGACCCGGCAAACCTGCCAGCGTTTGCGACGGCGACTCCGACCGTGATCACCTTCAGCGGAGGAGGTGGAGGAGGCGAGTATGACGTGGCCCGCGTTGGCGCGACCGATACGGCGACTATCGTTAGCACCACGGGGGGGTTCGCTAGCTACGGCATCGCGACGATCACTAGCGCGCTGTCGATGTCGAGCGCGACCAAGGCGCGGGCGTCGTCGAGAATCGGCGTTGCGGTGCACCCGGACGGGCTTCACGTCCAGGTGTGTCGAGAAGACGGCGCCGGCAATATCAAGGGCGACTACATAACGATCGCGGGCTTTGCTGACGTCAACATCAATCAGGCGATTGATAGCGGCACGCCTAGCGCGCCCCATCTCGCAATGGCCTATCGCTCCGTGCAGAACAGCGGGCACTATCGCTGTTACGTCTTCTGGTGCGCCGGCACGATCGGCGGCACGATCGGCGGCGCGGTCTGGTCGAATTGGGTCGACGACGCCAACAATCTCGGAACGTCAGCGGCCCTGCTTCCGCACGCGCTGCTCAATGTCGCCTCTCGAGCGTTTGACTATAAGGGCTCCGTCTACGTCTGGACAATCTTCACGGAGAACTCGACCTTTTCGGGCGGGAACGCTGGTGGCTTTCGCGCGCAGCTTCAAAACACTTACTTTCTCTATCGAGACGATGGAACGCTTCACTCCAAGGCTGTCGACGATATCGCGGGCGGGATTCCGAACCTCGGCTTCCTGCCGAGCGTCGTCAATACGAGCGGCAGCACGTTCGCGTTCATGGGCGTGCATCTAAACAAGATCCCACTCAACACAAACCAGACATCATATGCGTCGACATGGTGCCCGCGCGAGGTGGTGTTCACGTTCGACTCGAACGACGCGCGTCGCTGCGCTCGCCTCGGTAACACGCTGTATGTCAGCGGCGGCGGCGAGATGTTGCAATACGACGGAGTGGGCGTCTATGAAGTCGGCTTCGAGACGTACCCGTGGTCGTTCGCCGTAGTCGACCATGCAGCCGGCGCGCTGGCCGCCGCCGTCTACGCGTACAAGATGACCTGGAAGTGGCAGAACGCGACCGGAGAGATCGAACGCTCCACGACGGCGACGGTGGCGACAGTCAGCATGGCCGCGAGTCGGCGGTCTGAGATCGCTTCGTTCGGGCCGCTCGCGATCACTCGTAAGACGTATCCAACCCCAGACGCCGAGGTGTGGCGCACGACGCAAACGCCAGCGGCGAGCTCGCCTTTTTTCCTCGTCACATCAACCGACCAGACCAATACGACAAATCCTAATCGCGGGCTGCCGTCGAATGCGTCCAACGTCTTCGATGACAACCTCACTGATGCGCAGATCCAGTCGCGACAGAACGACGTCATCAGCGGCGGTCAGCTCCTAGAGAACCTGGCGCCTCCAGGCGCGTCGATCATCGCCGCGAACGATACGCGCCTGTTCATCGCCGGCATTCCAGGTCAGCCCGATACGGTCTGGTACTCGAAGCAGCGGGCGAACGGCGAGATCGCGGCGTTCAACGATGCGTTGACGTTCAACGTTCCGGCGATGGGCGGAAACATCACTGGTCTCGCATTCCTGAACGAGACGCTCGTAGTCTTTCGCGAGAGAAGCATCTTCGTTGTTCCAGGAGACGGCTTCGACAACGCGGGCGGCGGCGCGAACTACGGCCCCGCGAAGCTCATCTCCGCGGACGTCGGCTCCGAGAATCCCGACGCGATCGCGCTGACGCCGCTCGGCCTCGTGTTCTCGAGCTCGAAGGGATGGTTCCTGCTCGATCGCGGCTGGAACGTCCAATACATCGGCGCCGCGGTCTCGAAGTACGACGACGACACGATTCTCGCGGTCCACACGGTCGAGAGTCGCCATCAGGTCCGCGTCGTCACGAACAACCGCGTTCTCATCTACGATTACCTCGTCGAAGGCGATCCGGTCCCCGGCGCCCGCATCGGCCAGTGGGCAGAATGGGCGATCCCGACCGCCGTGCACGCATGTTCGTGGAATGGAACCTACTACTACCTCGACTCCACGCTCGGCGCGATGCAGGAGCAGTCCACGTGGACGAACCTCACGTACGGAATCGACGTCGAGACGGCGTGGATCAAGCCCGCCGAGGACATGCAGGGACGCGCCATTGTCGACTTCTTCCAGGTGCTCGGTGAGTTCCGCTCGAGCTGCAATCTGCGGATTCGTGTCGCCTACGACTACCAGTCTGACGGCGCGGGCGGCTGGGCCTACGTCGACGATGTCGGCCAGTCAAAGCCTGTCACTCCGACCGTCGTCGGCGGGCCGCTGCAGATTCGACACGGGCTTAAGAAGAAGCGGTGTCAGGCGTTCAAAGTGCGACTCACGACGTACGGAAACGATGGTATTTCTGCTCCGACTGGCGAAGGATGCCGATTGACCGGCATCGCGTACAAGTTCGCCGTGGAGCCGGGCGTCTACAGCGGCATTCCGGCCGGACAGCGCACCTAGGAGGTCACCATGGGATGGCTCGATGACATGTTCGGAATCGGCAGCGGCGACCCGAGCAATCCGTATCGAAACGCGCTGTCGAACGTCGGCGCGTCGGGTGCGGGCTTCGCCGGCCAGCAGCAGGGGCAGCTCGGCACCGACACCGCCGCGCTCCAGTCGCAGCGCCAGTACCTGATGGGGCTCATGAGCGGCCAGAACTCGGTATCGGCCGAGCAGCTTCGCCAGGGCCTCGGCCAGTCGCTCGCGAACCAGCAGTCGATGGCGGCGAGTGCGAGCCCGCAGAACGCCGCGATGGCGGCGCGAAACGCAGCGATGAACATGGGGCGCGCTGACTACGGCATGTCGGGACAGCAGGCGATCGCGGGTCTTCAGGAGCGCAACCAAGCTGCACAGCAGCTCGCTCAGCTCAACCTCGGCGCACGCGGCCAGGACCTGCAGGGCATCGGCATCGGCTACGGCGCCGCGAATACGGCGTACGGGACGAACCTCGCCAACCCGCAGAAGACGTGGGGCGGAATGCTCGGCGGCGCGCTGGGCGGGCTCGCGGGCGGACTCGGCGCGGGACTCGGCGGCGGGATCGGTCGCGGGATCTTTGGCGGCGGCGGCGGTGGTGGTGGTGGCGGCGGCTCCATGGTCGGCGCGCTCGGCGACTATGGCGCTCCGGGCACCAGCAACTTCGGTCAAGGCTTCTGGGGCGGCTTCCAGGGCAACAACCCGTACGGCTGGACGCCGGGCGCAGGCTGATCGATGGCCGCTGACGAAAACGGCGGCTGGCTGCCGGGGCAAGACCCGCCCTGGCTTGCCGCCTATGGCGCAGCGCCTCAGCAGGTGCTCGGCGGAATCCCTCCGACGGGACCGTTGCCGCAGCCCAATCCGTTTCTCCCTGCGCCCGCGTATCTGCCGCCCCCGCCTTCGCCTCCGCCGTCGGGGCACGCGCCCGAGCCGATCGGCGTCGACTGGGAGGCGCCGCCCTCGACGCCGGCGCCGAAGAAGAAGGACGACAAGAAGCGGATCGGCATGGACCAGATCCCCGAGGAGGTCGCGAGCGATCGCGATCGCCTGATGCCGTTGCCGGCGGATGCGCCGGCGCCAGTCATGCCGTCAATGTTCGCCGGCGCTCCTGGCGTTGTCGCGCCAGCCGGCGCTCCGCTTGCCCCTCGCCCCGACGGTCCGCTGACGTCGCCGTACGACCTCGAAGGCCCAGCGATGACGCCGGGCGACGTTCGGCCGACGCAGGGCGAGATCGGGAACGTCTACAACGCATTCGCGCCGACCGCGCTCGATCGCGCCGCTGCGCTGCCGCCGTATACGCCGACGGTCGCCGACGCGGCGCAGATGCTGAATCGCACCGGCCCGGTTACGGCGCCCGGTCAGGTCGACCAGAAGCTCACCGCCGAGGCGATCGCGCGGATGGCGCCCGAGGACGTCGCCGCGCTGACGATCCAGCACGAGCAAGCGCGTCTGCACCTCGAGACGGCGCAGAAGCTCGAGCTCGCGCGCAAGACCGACGAGACGGCGCGCCGCAACTTCGAGGCGTACCAGCAGGCCGTACAGCACGCGAACGAGATGTCGGCGCAGGTATCGGCCGACGCGCAGCGGCTGGCGCAGACGAAGATCGATCCTGACCGCTTCGGCAAGAACCTCGGCACCGGCGGCTCCGTCATGGCGCTGCTCGCGACCACGCTCGGCGGCGCGATGTCGCAGTACACCGGCGGCAAGAACCTCGCGCTCGACCAGTTCGACAGACGCATCCAGGCGGATATCGACGCGCAGAAGACCGATATCGCCAACGGCTGGAAGGGTCTCGACTGGCGCAAGGGCGACATCGCAGCCGAGTTCCAGCGCCACGGCGATCTGTATCGCGCGCAGGAAACCTATCGGATGGCGCAGTACGACCGCGCGATCTCGACGCTGCAAACGCAGATGCAGGACTACGACCCGCAAGGGACGACGGCGCTCCGCATCGCGGCGACAACGCAACAGTTCCAGGCGGCGCGCGCGCAGCAGGAGAGGGCGATCGCGCAGCAGGCGTTCACGAACAAGCTCAACTACGAGAAGGACGTCGTCATCAAGCGCGACGAGCTCGCCGACAAGGCGCGGCACGAACGCGAAGAGGAAGCGGTCGCGCGGTCGAACTCGGCGCATAGCTGGGCGATGTACGGCCTCGAGAAGAAGAAGATGGAGCAAGAGAACCAGGTCTTTACGATCGGTCAACTCAAGCAGCTCCATCCGGGAATGGATCTGCCGCCGTTCGCCGACAACACGCCGATCACGCAGAAGCAGCTCGATCATTGGCAGACGACACAGACCAAAGGTCTCGAGCTACAGAAGAAGCAATCCGACGCCAAGGCCGACGAGAACAAGGGTCGCGTTGTGTTGCCGACGCAGACCGGAACCACGTCCGACGGTCGAGCCCTGGTCAAGCCGGCGCCTCTTACTACTAAGAGCGGAGATGTGTGGAGGGCGAGCGAACGCTTCGAGAAGATGGCGCCTGGCGTTCAGCGCGCCAATGAACTGGCCAATCGTCTCGCGCGAGAGATCGAGGAATGGGGCGGGCAGAGCGATATCAAGAAGAGCGCCCATTGGCAGCAGCTTCATTCGGACTACCAAGACCTCATCTTCGAGCTCCACCAGGCCAAGGGCGTTGAGGGATTTCGGCCTGGCACGGCCGAGATGCTTCACGACCTGACCGGCGACGTCGATCCGACAAGCTATTTCCGCAACGCCACGCCGGGCATCTTGCGCGCCGCGCAGAACATGACCGAAGACCTGAACGCAGAGGCGGCGATCAAGGGTTACGACGGACCGCCAATCAAGTTCGCGGACACGTCGAAGCTGCCGCCGGCCGAGCGTCGCCCGATCGACAGCATCAACGAGCAGCTCTCGACGAAGGTGGACCCGTTGTCGAAGAAGAGCGACCCGCGCGATCGAGCTTGGCAGGTCGCCGAGAGCGGCGATCCGACGAAGGCGGCGGCATTCGAGCCAACGCTGCTCGAAGACCCGTTCGTGAAGCGAAGCGTCTCGGTCGGAGTGCCGCCCTCGCAGCTTCAGATCTTCGATCAATTGAAGACGCGCGCACTCGGCGATGACGTTGCGCTTCGAAATGAGGCGATCAACGCGATCTCGGAGCAGGCGACCAACGGCCGCACCAAGGCGATCCGCGATTACTCGTCGCGACTACTGAAGGACGTCGCCACGGAGAGCTTCGAAGCCGACCAGCGTCGACAGGACCTCAAGTCGGAAGCGAGCAGGGTGCGGTAATGGGCGAGAAGGTCACCCTCGTCTCGCCAGAGGGCAAGCCGACCACGGTCGATGCGGCCGAGGCCGACACGCTCCTTGCACAGCAGTTTCGACCGGAGACGACCGAGGAACGAACCGGTCGAGTGGCGGCGGAAGCGCGCAAGGCGGATCTGCCAGCGGTCAGCGCGTTCGCGGGAAGGGCGCTGTCGTCGGCGACTCTTGGACTGTCGGACGTGGCTGCACGTGCGTTCGGCGGCGAGGACGCGCGCATCCGTCTCGAACAGCTGCGCGAGGCGCACCCGACGGCGTCCTTTCTCGGCGACGTCACCGGCGCTTTCGTGCCAGGCGCCGCGATCGGTCGCCTCGGCCGTGCCGTCGAAGGCGGGCTCTCCGCCGAAGGCATGGGTGCCGCTCGCGCGATCGCCGCGCGCGGCGCCGGCACCGCAGCCGAGGGCGCGGTCTACGGCGCAGGCAACGCGGTCAGCGAGCTCGCACTCTCCAAAGACCCGCTCACCGCCGAGCACGTCGCCTCGGTCCTGTCGTCGAACGTGCTGCTGGGCGGCGGTATCGGAGGCAGCATCGGCGTCGCGTCCAAGCTCGTCGAGCGCGGCCTCCAGCTTGCCGGCGAGAAGCTTGCCGCGGCGAAGGCCACGCGCGGCGCCGTCGACGGCTTGCCCGAGGACCTGCGCGGACTCGACGAGGCGGGCCTGAAGGACGCCTACGCGACCGCCAAGACCGAACACGCGGCCGACATTGCCGCGGAGAAGAAGTCGCTCGAGCAGATCCGCGTGAACCAGCGCGCGGAGATGGCCAACCGCGTAAAGGACCTGCACGAGGACCTCGCGACGGAGCGGCCGATCTTCTCGGCGTTGTCCGAGAACGAGAAGCTCACGCCGGCGCTGAAGGGAATCGAAGGCGTCGGCGACGCACGCGTGCAGCTCGCATCGTCGTACGGCGCGATTCGCTCGCGGTTCAACAACGCGCTGGCCATGCAGGAGAACCCCGCCCGGCTCGTCGACGCACTACAGCAGCGGCAGGGCGCGCTCGAGATCCTGCAGCAGAAGATGCCGGAGATCCACGCGGCGCTCGCAGGAGACGCACGAATCGCGGCGCTCGAGCACGTCGACACCGCGCTCGCGCAGACCCGCGAGCAGATCGCGCAGATCAAGGCGCTCGACTCCAAGTTGAACCCTGTCTCGAGCGGGCGCCTCCAGATGCTCACGTCGGGCGACAGCCAGAAGATGCTGGCGATCGACGGCGCGCGCGAGGCACTGAAGAAGGCGCCCGAGCTCGGCCTCGTCGGCAAGGGCGTCAAGGGCGCGGTGTTCGGCGGCGCGACGGCGGTCGCTCACATGATCCCCGGCGTTGGAATGCTGGCGCCGTTCGCCGGCAAGTACGCCGCGGATGCCGTCGAGAAGCTATTCGCGCGCACCGCAGGCGCTGTCGGCAAGGTGAGCGAGAAGGCGAGCGGCGCGGCCGAGAAGTTCCTCACGGCGACGAAGAAGCTCGAGCCGTACGTTGCGCCGACGGCAACGAAGGTGCTGTCGGCGGTGCGATTCGGAGCCGGCAAGGGCGAGGAGGGCGGCGACCTGAAGGCGCTGTTCAAGGCGCGCACGTCTGAGCTCTATGCGCAGACGATGCGAACGCCGGACGGACAGACGGTCATGCGGCCCGAGGCGCGGCAAGCGATGGCCGGCGCGCTCGACGGATTCCGCCAGGTCAACCCCATTCTCGCCGACCAACTCGAAACGCTGCAGGCGAAGAAGACGGCGTACTACGCGCAGATGGCGCCGAAGAAGCCCGAGCCTGCCGCGCTGCAGATCGGGCCGGACAACTCGCACCCCGGCGAGATGGCGATCCGCGAATGGGCGCGCGTCGTCCATGCGGGCGAGAACCCGGCGAACGTCGAGGAGCGGCTCGCTCGCGGCATCTGCACGCCGGAAGAGGCGCACTGCTACCGCTACCTGTACCCGGAGCGGTTCGCGGCGTTGCAGCGCGAGATCTTCGAGAAGGCGCCCCAGCTCGACAAGACGCTTCCGATGCAGAAGAAGGTCGCGCTCTCGATCTTCTCGGGCATCCCGGTCACGCCGGCCATGCAGCCGAACGTGATCGCGGCGCTCCAGTCCACGTTCGATGTCGAACCTGGCAGCGCAGGCGGAACGAAGGCGCCGACGCCTCAGCCGAACTTCGGAGCGATCGGAAGTCTGAAGGACCTCGATAAGCCGTCACCGGCACAGCAAAGAGAGATGCACCCATGACCCGCTATCCGCACTTCCCTGGAATCGCTGCGCTGTCGGCCTACAAGTCCGATGGAACGCTCGTGCAGTCGGTGATCGATCCGACGAACGGACCCGGCGTGACGCTCGGCATCGCGACGTACCTGTTCCCGCTCGGCAACGAGCGGTACGGCTCGATCATCGAGACGGCGATGGTCTCGCTGAGCGCGGTGTGGCCGACCGGCATCGTCGGCTCGTTCACGATCGAGGGGACGAACTTCCCACGGACGATGACCGGCGCCGATCAGGGGCCCGCCGATGTCAGCGACTGGGATATCACGCTCGGTCGGTGGCAGCAGATCGATCCGACGCTCACCGGCGCAGTCTACGGGACCGGCAGCGGCACCGGCACGATGACGAAGTACACGCTGGCGATCACGAGCGGCGCGGGCGCTGGGCTCTGGAACATCCCGGAGATCGGCGCGGCGCGACTGCGCGCTCGCATCACCACGACGACCGGCGGCTTTGTCCGCCTGTTTGCCCACTCGAAGCTCGGTAGCTGATGCCCTGGCCGCACTCGCCAACGTTCACGACGGCTCGCCTGACGTCCTTCGACGCTCAGCTCGGCAAGCTCGTGCCGGCGACGAATGCGGAATGGGACACGCTACTCGGCTCGCTGGGCGACTCGAGCGGCTCGCCGCGGTCCATCTACCTGATGGCGGATGCGTCCACGCAGGCGTCTGACGTCAACAACGTTCACAACCTGCCGCCGACGACGCCGGGCCTTCCGTACGTCAGCTACCAGAACCCGATCCCCGGATGTTCCGGCGTCGGCATCGGCATCAACAATGCCGCCGTCGATATCGGCTTCGTGAAGCAGCACGGAACGCTTCCCAATCCGGCCACGACGAGCTACGCGGTTCTCGCCTACGTCTATTTGCGCTCTGCTCCATCCGGCGCAGATCAAGGCTTTCTGTCGGTAAGCGACGCCGCGATCTATGCCGGCATCAAGCAGAACACACTACTTCCGATGCTCGGCAGCGGCGGGCCGGAAGCGACGCGCGGCTCGGTGCCACTGCCGATCGGCCAGCTGTTCCCGGTCATCCTCAAGCACGACATCGCGCGCTCGGCGATCAAGTTCTACACGCCGTACGAGATTCTACAGATGGGCTACAGCTCGTCGAGCTCCAACACCGGCGAGGTGGACTTCGGCGTCGCGCTCGCTTCTGGCCTGTACGCTGCGAACGCGTTCTATCGCTACGGCGCGCTGTTCCTTGGCGCGGCAGCCGAGCGCAGCGACGCGCAGTGGGCATCGATCCTCGTCGGGCTCGGTTGGGCGCCGACGTGGGGCATCGCTCCGGTGGTCGATGCGGCGAGCCAGAAGTACCTGCCGTCGACCGTCCAAGGATGGGAAGCGCTCAACGAGGTGCCGCCGTCGAGTTGCTGGCCGTGCACCGAGTCCTACGGCGTCGTGCTCGCCGACACGATCGGCGATTGCTACTTGTCGGCGCAGGCAAACACAGCAGTGGCCGCGTCGGTGAGCGGCTGGCGTCGTACGGGTCTGAGCGTGACTGGCAACCTGAACGCGGTATACGCCGGCTCCACGGACTCGCGGCTCGGCAACCCAGCGAGCAAGTCGCTGCTGGCGCTGGCCTACGTCTACATCGCCACCGGCTACGGCTCCGCCAGCTTCTGGAGCTGGGTCTTCGGCTTCGACGCGCTCCAGTTCGCCGCGGTCAGTGTGACCACCGGAGGCAAGATCGGTTGCTACCAGAACGGCGGCTTCGCGGCGGGCGGCTCGCTCGACCATCGCGGCACGGTCCGTCCGATTTTGTTCATGCTCGACATCACGAATCAGAAGTCGACGATCTGGACGGACCTCGAGACGATCAGCGGGCCGACGTTCGCGGCCGACAACAACGGCGCGGGCTTCTTCCTCGGCAACCACGCCGGCGCGGTCCCGAGCGCGGCGTGCACCGTCCTCGGCGCGGCGCTGTGGGTCGGAGCGAGCGCCGAGATTGCGACGAATCAGGCGCGAGCGCTGCTGAACAGGTTGGGTTGGACAACCCTATGGTGACGCCATGAACACTCCGCCGTTCGGAACCCCCACATGGGCTCGCCAGCTCCACCACGAGCTCACCGAGCACACCAAGGAAGACCGACAGCTGTTCCGCTCGCTCCACGACGGGCAGGCCGAGCTCCAGGTCGAGACCGGCAAACAGACGGTCATGCTCGCCGAGCTCCTCGAGGACAGAAAGGCGCGGCGCGAGGTCGATGCCAAGCGCGCCGGCACCGAAATCGAGACCAAGGCGAAGATCGGCGTGGCGTGGAAGACGTCCGCGCTCGCCGCGCTGTCTGCCGTCCTCGGCTGGCTTGTCCACCACTTCATGTAGCCATGGCCGAGAATCCCGACATCGACCGCCAGGACATCGCGGATCTGCGCGACTCGATCCGTTCGCTGGCCGTCGTCGCGTCTCGGCTCGAGCAGACGCTGCAGCGCGGAATCGGCAGCCTGCTCGCGGCGCTCGAGCGAGTGGCCGCTAACACCGAAGGGTTACCGGCGGTCGTCGAGAGAGTCGTTGACATCATCTCAAAGAAAGACCAAGCGACGATGTCGCACGGCAATGGTATAAGTCCAGACCATGAGTGATCGGCTGACTGAAATGGATATTGCGTATACAGCTGGACTCATCGACGGCGCCGGCTTCATCAACATCGGACGCAAGGTGAAGTCGCCGACGCTGACCGTCGGCGTCCGGTCGCGAACGAAGGCCGTGCTGTTGGTGTTGCGCTCATGGCATCGCGGCGCGATCTGGCGAACTGACGACGGTGAACAGTGGCAGTGGCGGGCCTTCGGTCGCCACGCGGAGGATCTGCTCCGACTCGTGCAGCCGTTCCTCGTGACGAGGGCCGAGCAATGCTCTCTGGCGCTCGCAGTGCGCGAACGCCTGCACACAGGAGACGCGCTCAGTCGCGGTCGCGCTGACTCGCGCAATCCGCGGCGCGACGTCGGCGTTTCTGTGTTTCGCGATTACGCCGAGAGCCGCGTTGCGGATCTCAACAAGGAGGACAACTAATGACGGACGCAGCAACGCAGACGGCGGTAACGCCCGGATGGAAGACGAGCGAGTTCTGGATGAAGCTCGCCGCGCTTCTCCTGACCGCGCTCTATGCGAGCGGCGTCATCCCGACGAGCGGCGTTGGAGCGCAGGTCGCCGCGATCGCCGCGACCATCCTTGGCGCGGTCGGCTACACGGTCGGGCGCTCGCTCGTCAAGGCGGGATCGTGACCTCCTATTTGGAGGGTGAGGCCGAAGTGGTTCGGCGCTCGTCTCGAGAACGAGAAGGCCGAAAGGTCCGGGTTCGACTCCTACGCCCTCCGCTCGCGCTGCTGCTCGCCCTCCTCGTCGCCTGTTCCGCCTCGGCCCGCCAGAAGACGATCGCGACCACGTTCGCGGCGACCGACGTTGCTCGCGCGACGTTCGTTGCGTTCGACGAAGCGCACCAGAAGGCGATCGTGGACAAGGCAACCGACCGCGCCAGCGCGGAGAAGGCGTTCGCCGAGTACTACGACGCGCGCCAGAAGGTGGTTGACGCCATGTCGATCACGTACCGAGCGATCGCGGCGGCTGCGGTCGTCAACACCGATCAGAGCATCTCCGCGATGCTGCAGGCCGCGGTGATTCTCAGCGGGGCGCTCAAGGCGCTCGGGGTGGCGGTGCCATGACGCTATCGGTCCGGCTTGCTCAACGAAACGACCAACTCGTCGCGCTCGGCCCGGTTCCGTCGTGGTGGCGCTTCCGTGCGCGCGCCGCATGGATCCGCCGCTACCGCGCGATCATGGCGATGGACCTCAGCGCGACGGCCGAGATCTACCGCGCGCTCTACTCGACCGCGGCCATCGAGGAGCTTCAGAAGTCGCGAGTCAACTACTTCGCGCTGAAGGTGGCGGCGCCGTCGGCGTCGCCGCTGTACGAAACGGAGGCGTCCAAGTGACCGAGGAACTCATCCTCGCCGGCCTCACGGCGATCGAAGCGATCATCAACGCGATCAAGAACGCGCAGAGCGGCGACACCAACGCGGCGACCGTGCTCGTGCATCTGCAGGCGCTCAGCGATGCGCTCGCGGCCAACGATGCTGCGGCGAAGGCGAGTCTCGACGCGAAGTTCCCGACGGGGGCGGCGTGAGCGACGACGCGATCGAATGCCGCGTCCGCTTGTGGGCCGTCGAGAAGCGCCCGCTCCTGCGCGTGACGATCGGCGACACGACCTTCGAGTTCCCCGAGGGCACGACGCGCGAAGAGGTGCGGGCGGTGCTCGACGAGGCGAAGGCGCGCTACCTCAAGCTGAAGTTGGTGCCGTGACGCTCGACATCTTCACGGCGCTCCTGTTCGCGATCTCGGTCCTCGTGGCGATCTACGCGGTGAGTAAGGTGCTGGAGCGGTGATGCACCCGTGGCTCGCGGCTCTGGAGATCGAACGCGACGCCCGCGTGGAAGGCCGCGACGCCGACGCCGAGCGCATCCTGCAGCAACTCGAAGACGACGATGCGTGGTCGTTCGAGAGTTGGCGACCGAGCTTCGATACGTGGCGATTCGTCGGCGGCGAAACCATGATGGGCATGAAGTTGGCCTCGCCGCTCGACGCGCAGAACTTCCAGATCGGGATGCAGATCGGAGGGGCGACGTCGTCGGGCGAGTTCGCCGCCCGCGTCGTCGCGGTCGACGTGATGAGTGGAACCATCATTGTCAGAGTGCACCGATGAGCGACCCGCGCCCCTGCTCCGCGCCCGAGGCTGTCGCGCGCGCCCTGCGCTGCGTCGCTTCGAAGAAGGGCCAGTACGTTCTCGGGACCGGCGATTACCGGCCGGGCTCGAGCTTCGGCCAGCTCGTCGATGAGCCGTGGACCGATCGGGGCGACGGCACGATCGGTTCGGACTGCGCCGGCTTCGCGATCTCGTGGTGCTATAAACTGCGCCGTCACCGGCCGGGCTACAACGTCGGGCCGTGGTCGAGCTGCAGCGACGACATCAACTGCAACAGCGCGCTCGAGGACGCTCAGCACGCGCAGGACTGCTTCACGCTCGTCGACGACCAGACGCCGCTACCCGGCGACCTGCTGCTCTACCCGAGCTTCACGCTGGCGACCAGCGACGGGCCGAAGCAGTTCATCGGGCACGTCGCGATCGTGGTCGGCGTGTCTCGCGTGCAGGCGTGGGATGCGAGCTCGCCGCGATGGGACCTGCTCGACGTGGCGCAATGCCACGGGCCAAACGGATTCAAGCCCGGCGCGGTGGCGACGGATGGGAGCATCTGGCTACGGCACGACGTCGTGTGGCCGAAGCCGGAGCACCGGAGCCATCTGATACGGGCGTTGCCGTAAGGTCTGGCTCGTTGCGGAGCGCCGCCCCAAATTACCGTCCCGCGATCACCGGGATGGCCAGTCAAACGATTACGGCTCCACCAGCTTTCGCAGCTCAGCGACGCGTGACGCACGCATTGGCGCCCTACCTTCTCCCTCCCATACCATGTCGAGGGCATCGAGCGCCTCGTTGAGCGCGGCGCGGAGCTGGTCCGTCTTGTCCGTGTGCAGCCGCACCGAGCGGAAGATGGCGCGGCGAATCTCCGGATCGTCGTGCACAACGACACGAAGGGCGCGAAGCTCGGCGATCAGCGCGAGCACGACATCGGGCGAGACGGCGGCGATGTAGGCGGCGTCGGCCTTTCCTCCGGGATGATCCGGCTGGTTGATATCGGCGATCACGCCGCCGATGCGAAGCGGTCCGCCGATGTCGCAGACGACCGATCCGCGATGGATGCTCCACGGTCCCTGCGTCGCCGCCTTCGCAAGCTGCTCGAGGTGGTCGAGGTCGGGGGTCATCGCTTCGCGCCACCATTCATCTTCGCGGCGAGTTCCTGATCGTACGTCCACATCTTTCGACAGTGGCGATGCCAAAGCGTGCGCCACGGATCCGGATCGTCAACGCCGACCACATCAGTGCCAGGCATGATGCGTCTGTCGCAGTACGGGCAATACGTCCATCGCGCTTCGCTCATCTCGTTCCTCTCTGCCTCTCCGTCATCACATCGGCGAGCGGGCTCGCGCACAGGGCTACCACGAGCCACTGCTGGCAGAAGGCGGACCAGGCCAGGGAGGTGTAGTTCCACACTGCGAGGGAGCGGTAGGCGTACATCGTCGCATCGACGCGATCCATTCCGAGCGCCTGCTCGGCGAAGCGACGCTGATCTTCTGCGCTCGGCGTCCAGCTCATCGCCGCGCGTTGCTGCGCGATCGCGCCGGCGAGCAAGGACACCTCCGGCTCTTTAGAGCGTGTCATGGCGCCTTCCACATCGTTCCGCGGATTACCTTCTTAATCGCGTTGCGGCTGACGCCGTGCTCCTTGGCGAGCCGTCGCGACCCGACTCCGGCCGCTGCGCTCGTGCGAATCGCGGCAGCCGCGGCGTCCGTCAGCTTCGGCGCCGTGGTCCGATTCCTTACCTGCTGGCTCGCCGTGGCCCAGCGGCAGTTGCCGGGCTCGTAACCGCGGTTGTTGTCGATGCGATCCAACGACGTTCCAGCCGGCCGCGGCCCCATGTCGTCTAGGAATGCGTGAAACGACTCGAGCCAGCGCTCGCACATCGTGATGCCCTTGGCCCCGTAGAACGCGTAGCCGTCGTAGTTCGGATTGGTGCAGCGATGACGAGCATGCTTCCAGCTTTGGTACTCGGGCATCGTCTTGTGCGACATCCCGCACGGGCAACGAAAGTAGCGGCGGTACGGGATGACGTTGCTCATCGGTTTCTCATCCATGGCGTTCTCCGTCGAGAATACACGGGAAAACTCGGACTGAAAATCCGCGTGTCGTTGGTTCAATTCCGACCCTGGGCACCATTTCTCGACGACGATTGCGACGACGAGCTCGCGACCGTCGTCTCATTGGTGTCCCTGAGTGATACCTCGTCTTGCTCACCCGTTTCTCAACCGCCGGTTGCGTGGCGGACCTCGGCAGGGACGCGACGGCGCGCGCGAACGTGGCGTCGTCGAGCTGGCCGTAGACGAGCTCGACCATCTTGCTCGAGCTGTGGCCGAGCAGTCGCGCGACCGTGAAGCTGTCCATCCCGCGCTGCTTCATCCAGCTCGCGTAGGTACGGCGCAGGTCATTCGGCGTTACGCGCGGCATGTCGGCCGGCGCCTTACGCTTGAGCTTCGCGGCGAGCTCGCGTGCGCGACGGTTTGCGCGATCGATCGCCGCTCCGAGATCGCGGCGCACGCTTCCCCAGCGACGTACGACCTTCGCGGCGGCGGCCGTCTTCTTCGCGGCGGTCAGCAGGCGCACGAGCAGCGGCGCCATCGGCACCGTTCGGAGCCTCGCCTCGCGCTTGGTGCCGGGTACGCGGATCCGCTCGTGCTTTAGGTCGACGTGCTCCCACTCGAGCCGCTCGATCTCGCCGAGGCACAAGCCGCCCCAGCATGCAAGCGCCGCCCACAGCCGCCGATCGCCGGCGAGCTCGGCCAGGAGCGCATCGGCTTGCTTCGCCGTGAGCCACACGCGCCGCGGCCGGTAACGCACGCGAACGGTCGGCACGACGGCGCGCGGATCGCCCGACCACAGGCCGCGATCTCGCGCCTCGGCGAACGCGCGGCGTGCCACGACGAGCTCCTTGTGGACGGTCGAGTCCGATGCGTTCTCGCTCTTGCGCCGGCGCACGTACTCGAGAAATGCGTCACGTCCGAGCTCGCTGATGTCGACGTCGCCGAGCACGTCGACGAGGTTCTCGCCCTTCTGGCGGTACGCGCCCCACGTCGCCCCAGCGTTGCCGCGCTCGACGACTTCGAGCAGGTGCGTGATCGCCGCGCTCAACGTGTGCCGCGCCCGCGCCGTCGGTTCGGTCGATACCAGCTCGAGCTGCCGGAGCCGAGACCTTGCGACGGCGGCGTCACGCGTCTTGAGCGACTTCCGATGGTGCCGGCCGCGAACGTCCGTCCAGTAGCCGTAGTACGTGCCGCCGCTGCGCCGCTGATAGATTCGTCCCATCGCTCGAGCCGCTGCGCAAGGTAACGCGAAAGCGCATCTTCGGGGACGCGCACGAGCCGACCGATGCGGACGTGTAGGCACGCCGCCGCGATCCGGTAGGCCGTCGCACGCGACACGCCGAGGTGCTCGGCGATCTGCTCGGGCGAGATGTACTTCACGTCTCGTCACCCATCGCCGGGCTCCTTCGCGGCGAGCGTCACGGCGACACCAGCACGTCCGTCGGGCGCAGCGGCCAGCCGTATCTGGCCACAAGAGTAGCAGCGGCATAGATCGCTCGCCCCATATGAGCCGCCGACTTGGCCTCGCTCTCGATTCGAGCGCGAACCCATCCGATTGCAGCCAGCGCAGCGCGCGGACTGACTGTCAACAGGAGCTGCATCGCGCGAAGGTCCGGCGGCAAGTCGTCCGGCGGCAAGTCGTCGAGCGTCACAGCTTCTTCCGATCCCGCAGGCACGCCAGGTAGCCGGCGCGGTAGGCGGCGTCGAGGAGGGATTCGACGTCACACGAGACGAAACCGGTTTCGTGGACGAGTCGAACGGTTCTGAACTCGGCGGCTGTTCTCGCCGCATACCGCCTCGCCTGTCGCACGACGTCGCCGGGCGCTCGCTTCTTGCGCGGTCGCTTCACCTCCGCACCGCCTTCTGGTCCTCGCCGAACGTCCGCCACTGCGCCTCGGTGAACGCGAGCACCACGCGCTCCTCGTCCTCGATCGCGTGCAGACACCACACGTCGTCGACGATCTCGATTCGGTAGCGCTGGCCGTCGGAAAGCGGGCGCTCGATCGCACCGGCCGGCGCGGGCTCGACGGGTGCGAGCTGCGTCCTCGCCGTGTCGACGAGAAAGCTCTGCGGTGACGCCGAGCGCACGTGCGCGACGATCGACTCGTAGATCGCCGCGGCGTCGCCCGCGTTGCCCTTGTGCGCGTAGTCGTCGAGTGCCGCGAAGGCGGCGGCGAACGTCTTGCGGATGTGCGTGGCGCGGGATTCGCCGCGGTCGGGGGCGGGGATGGGGGTCACGATGCCTCCTTGAGCGCGGCGTTGACCGCGTCGAGATCGAGCTCGAGCGGCGCCGGTTCGTTCTTGTCGCGTGAGAACTCGCCGTAGGGATACGTGTCGTCGCTCTGCGTGACGCCGCCGAGCTCGTCGAGCTTGCGGATTACCGCAGGCGCCGTTCCGCGCTTGCACCCGAGGGCTTTCGCGGCTGCTTCGATCGCCGACTTGCTCGTCTTGCGCTCGACAGCCATCGCGATGAATTCCTGCGCGGACTCGCCGACGACTGCTGCAATTGCCTCGACCGCCTTGTTACCGTCGAGCTTGCGATTACCCGGCCGCGTATAGCGTCCGTACGCCTTACCGCCGCCGAGGTCGATCGGGCCGTTGTCGTCGACGTAGCGCTGTAGGTTCTTGCGAGCCGCGTCGACGAGCTGCTCGACCATGACGAGCTGCTCGTAGCCGGCGCGGGCGCGCTCGGGCGTCAACACGGCGACGCCGAGCGTGACGAGCTCGCCCTGCTTGACGTCGGCGAACTTCGCGAGCATCGCCGTCTTACTCGGGCACGCGTGCTTGCTCGCGCAGTACCGGCACCACGAACCCTCGCGCGTGTCGAGCGGCTTGCCGTCGGCGTAGAGCCGCTGGCGCTTGGCGATCTCGCCGTGCAGCGCCTCGAGCTTGCCGGCGAACTCCGCGAGCTCGAGCGCGTCGATCTCGTACTCGTCGCAGCGGCCAGTCTGCGTGTAGACGATGCGAACGACGGCGGCATCGAGCCCGAGCGCGCGACAGGCGGCGAGCGCGTAGAACCAGAGCTGCGCGTTCGTCGCCGCGGGCTCGACGTCTCGGAACCCCGTTTTCCAATCCACCACGACGACGCGATCGCCGTCGATGCCGATGACGTCGCACGAGCCGACGATCTCGAACGGCCCAGGCGTGCCGTAGTCGCGACCCTCGCCCTCGCCGATGATGCGGCCGACGCGCGTCGCAACGTCGTAGGCGAGCTTCACCTCGACACGCGGACGCGGCGGCACGAACCGCTCGAGCGCCGTCGGCAAATCGTTGGTAAGCGTCTGCCGTGCGAGATCGGCGTGATCGCGCTGGCCGCTATCCGCCCACTCGCTCGCCGTCTCGGCCTTCGGCAACGCAGCCGACGACGGGCAGGCGAGGAGGCGCGGCAAGGCGCTCGCCGTGTTCACGCCCGCGCTCCGTTGCTGCTGGCGAGCTCGGTGCGCTTGCGCCGGAACGTCGCCGTCGCGACGTCGTGGTTTGACGATCCCTTCGGCGGTTTGCCCGGTCCCGTCGCGGCGCGCTCGAGCATCGCGACGTCGGTCGCCGACTCCATCGCGGCGAGGTAGGCGACGAACGCGGCGTCGACGCCTTCGGCGACGCGATCCGGCGCGGCCATCTTCTCGACGAAGGCGGCGACCTCGGCCTTCGGCGCGACGCCGCTCGACAGCCAGTCGCGCAGCTTCGCGGCGAACTTCTCGCCCGGCTTCTCGACGATGTCGCCGGGCTCGCACACGCCGAGACAACGCGACTTCGAGACGATCAGCGCGTGCGACAGGTTCATGTCGCCGACCAGGGTGAACTCGTAGTCGAGGCCTTCGCGCTGGATCGGCGCCAGCCCGATCTTGCGCGGCACCATCTTGCCCTTCTCGTCGGGCTCGAGGACGTACTCCATCTTCGAGCGGAGCGTCGCGACCAGGTGCATCTTGCACGACAGCATCGCGTCGACGAGCTTGTTGTGCTGCGGCGTGACGTCACGCCACGCCGTGAAGTTGTTCGTGCGACCCTCGCGCTTGGCGATCTTGTCGACCTGCTCGAGCGCGCCGTCGCGGCCAGCCCAGGCATGCGACAAGGAGTCGACGACGATCACGTCGTAGCCGGCTTGTTCTGCGGCTTGGATCGCCTCGACGTAATCGTCGGGCGCGTGCCGCTCGAGATCGAGCGTGTCGAACGAGAACCGATCCGCGTACAGCGACGCCGACCCGCGCTCCGTGTCGATCAAGGCGACGCGCCCACCGGGCACGAGGCTCGTTGCGATCGCGAGCGCCGAGTACGTCTTGCCGCTGCCGGCCAAGCCGATCAGCGCGAGCCGGAGCTTCGCCTGCTCCTTCGTTGCTTTCTTGAATGCCACCATTGGTTGTTTTCTCCTCGTGCGCGGCGCGCGAGTCGAACGCGCGCTAACGACCATCCGCGCTGTCGCCGATCAGAACGGGATATCTTCGTCGCTCGCCTCGGACGTGCCCTCCTTCGCGAGCCACGCGTTGATGTCGTTCGTCGTCGACTTGTCGATCGGCTTGAGCGGCTCGACGAGACGACCGACCGAGCGCACCGTCGACCAACGGCTCACCTTGCCGTTGTTCTCCCACTCGGCGATCGTCACCTCGATCGGCACGGTCTTTCCGGCCGACATGATGTCGGCGGGGGCGGTCGCGACGTCCTTGCCGGCCCAGCCGAGCGCGAGCATCGCGTGCTTCGTGTACTTGATGCCCTTCGCGGTGAAGAGTCCCGAGTACGGCACGCGCTTGCCCTTGTGCTCGCCGTCCTCGATCGAGAACTCCATACGGAGCTCGGGCTGCCCCCTCTTGTTCGTGCCGAGCTCGCAGCGCGTTGCCTTGCCAGTAAAGTTGCCTTCGATCATTCGTGCATCTCCTGTTGTTGTTCTCTTGCGAAATCGATTTCAGCGTCGATCATCGCGTCGCGCGCCTCGATCATCTCGAACGCGATAACGAGCCAGACGCCGCAGAAGTGGAACCACCACGCGTTCTCGACACAGCGAGGCTCGCCGCAACCGCAGATGCCGCGACCGTTGCAGCTCACCGCGACCTCCGATGCGCCTCGTGGCACTTCGAGCAGCGCACGCCGTGCGTCGCCTTGCCGTGCGTGTCGTCCAGCGTCTCGTTGATACAGTCGCCGTTGGCGCGATTGCGCTCGCGGCGGATGCGCGACCACTCGCGCTGCGACTTCATGCGTGCGTCGCGCGCGGCGATCTCGGCGAGCGAGTTGCCGATGTCGAGCGTCAACGAGTAGACGACGCGACCAACGTAGATATCACCGCGACCCGAGAACCTCATCGCCTTTCCGCCTTCCACTGCTTCGTCCGCTTCCTCAGCAGCGCCTCGCTCACGACGTCGACGCGCGGCACCTTCGGCGCTCGCCACGTCGGCCACCACAGGATCTCGACGGTGCGCTCGAGAACGGCGCCGAGCAGCAGGCAGGAGAGCCAGGAGAGGATGAGCATGAGGGACATCACGAGGACAACTCGGCGGTAAGGTCATCGATCGCAATGCGCCTCGCGGCATCCGTGTCGTCGTGATCGTTCAGCACGAAGTCGAAAACGATCTTCTTGACCGCGGCGAGCTTCGCGTCGAGGCGTCGAATCTCGGCGAGATGCGCCGCGAACAAGGATTTGACGTCGTCGCTCACGACGTCACCACCGCTCTATCCGGCGCCGCATGCTCTGGAACTACGACATCGGCGAAGAAGTTCGGCTCGCCGGGGCGGTACCCAGGGGCTGCGTTCTTACGAGCCCATGCCTCAGCGCACGACATGTTGCACGCGAATAGATTCCCGAATAGGCACACTTCGCCCGGCTTCCAACAGCCGTCATCGCTGACGCTTTCACGTCCGCACTCGACGCATTCGGCTCGATCGATCACGACAGGACCTCCGCAGCCTGCTCGGCCATCTTCGCCGCCCGCTCACGTGCGAGCCGGGCGATTAGCGATGTGACTCTCCAACCCATGTCACGCAGCTCGCGGGCCGACTCGTCATCGCCGCGATCCAGTGCTTCGCAGTACGCGCGCATCGTCGCTTCGCTGAGGGCGATGATCGCGTCCGTCGGCTCGGTGTCGCGCTTGCGCCGCGCCATGACGTCCGCGTACGCCTCGGCGAGGTTGTCGGCGGGGGTCTTCACGATTGCACCGCCTTGGCCTGCGCCTTCGCGTCCGCCTTCGCCAGCGCCGCCGACAATCCGGCATGCGCGTCGATATCTTCCGCGGACGTCACCTCGACGTACTCGACCTCGAATCCGTCGGGGTAATGCTTCGCGTAGACGTCGCGCTTCCACCCGTTTTCGTCGACGCCCATGTCATGCGCCGCGTAACCGTGGTGACTGCAGATGTGGCCGGCGAGTCCCGTGCCGTCCTCGGCGACTGCAGCGAAGCGGTGCCAGTCGCGCTCGCAGCCGTTGCAGAACACGAAGATCTTCGGAAGGCTCACAACTGCACCGCCCCGCACCGCTCCGCGATCTCCGCGTCGATCTGCGCGATCTCGTAGCGCAACGCCTCGTGCCCGAGCCGGTCGCCTTTGTGCAGCGACAGCGACTCGCGGACCAGCTCGCGGCGCTCGGCGAGGAGGGTGGAGAGGGAGCGGGGAGGTTCGAGGTCGGGGCGGACGAGGAGGAGCGGGCCGGACATGCTATCGGAGATACCGATTCACGCCGGATCAGTCAAGTTCTTAGTTCGGCATTTCCGATTTGCCGTCGAAGAATTTAGATATCGCCGCCTTCTCCCAGCCATCGGCCCGGATGCGCCGGTAGGTCTCGCGGTCGAGTCGCGCCACCTCCAGCATCAACCACACGAACTCGGCCTTGCTCGCTCTATCGTCGCTCTTCATAGGGGATCGCCTCTTGGTTCGGCTACGTCCTATGAATGTTCTAGCAAGACCCTCCGACGAGAACTGCAACAATTTCCGGATTGGAGCCTAATCGTTCGCCTTCTTGGCGGCGAACTGCGCGTACGTCGCGCGGAGCTCGGCGATCTTCGCTCTGCGGAGGTCCTCGGGCAGCGCATCGAACATCATCGCGGCTTCGATGGCGTCCGCGGACGGAAGCGGCGGCGAGCTCTCACGGGGCAGCTTCTGCGGCAGCTCCCACTTAAGCAACTTGTTGATCTTCGGGATCAGGTGCGACGACTTGTACGCCACATGCAGCGTGTCATGGAGGGTCGACTGCGCGCAGCCGACCTTCTTGGCGAACGCCTTCTCCGTAACGCCGTCGGCGGCAAGCTTTTTTCTGACGGCCTCTTGCCACGTCGGATCGGCCACATAGCCGCCGCGCTTCCGCTCCCCCGTGGAGCCGATCCCCGTCTCGCCGCGCCTCGCTGCCACGGCTATCGATAACGCCGCCGTAATTCGGTTGCTCCGGTAAGTCTCTTGACTTTCGAATCGGAGTATCCGAATTATACCGACGTGAGTCTAGGAGAAACGATCCGCACGCTGCGTCAGAAGCGAAGGATGCAGCAGAAGGATCTGGCGAAAAGACTCGGCGTTCCGCAGTCATCGGTCGCGGGCTGGGAGGCTGGCGACAACAACCCACGAGCGGACCGCCTCAGGCCTCTTGCTAAAGCCCTCGGCGTCAACGTCGCCCGCTTGACCGAAGCGATCCTCGATGACGCGGAAAAGCTGGCGTGACCTGCACCGCCTCCATCCTCGCGCTGTTCAACTCCGACGACGTCGTGCTGACGCGGACGGAGATCCTGGCTCGCCTCGGCCTACCGCCGTTGAGCGTCGACGTCGCGCTGACGCACCTCGTGAAGCGCGGCCGGCTGTTCCGGATCGCCCGCGCCGAGTACGCGCGCACCGCCAGCGCTGCGACTGCGGTTGTCAGGCTCGAGCGCCGCGTCGCCGAACTCGAGTCGAAGATTGCCGCGCTGACGACGTTGATCGTCGACGCGCTTGGCTCGGAGGCCGCGTAACACCATGTCCACCGACGACAAAGCCGCAGGCGCGTCGCAACCGCGCTCGCTCCGGAATCCTGGGCACGTTCTGAAGGTGTACCTCTCTGCGTCGTCGGCCGAGATGCGCCGCGCGCGAACCGCCGTCGAGGCGCTCGGCGCCGCCGGCATCGAAGTCGTGTCGACATGGATCGACGTCATCGATCAGGTCGGCAACGCCAACCCGCGCGACGCCAGCACCGAGGACCGCGCGCGCTGGTCAAAGGTCGATCTCGACGAGGTTCTTGCCGCCGACGTCTTGTGGTTCCTCGTGCCGTCCACGCATGCGCCGACGCGCGGCGGCTGGCTCGAGGCGGGGCTCGCACACGCGCACGGCAAGACGCTCGTGTTCAGCGGCGATACGAAGCAGTCGATTTTCTGCGCGCTCGGAAGCGAGTACACGACGGACGACGAAGCGCTCAAGGCGATCCGCAAGCTGGCCAAGGGGTGGCCGTGACCCACCGCCACGCCCGCGAGATACACCTCGCCGCCTCCCTCGCCGCGCTCAGCGACGACAGCTTCGAGCGCGTCTACGAGATGGCGTTCGAGTTACTCCGAGCCGATATCGATTCTCGTGTGCAGGCGCCGGCGGTTTCCCCCTCTGTTCGCCCGTCGGCGCCTGCACCGGGGAGCTTGACCTCGCGCCTGCTCATCGAAGCCGGCTTGGCCGAGCTCCGCGCCAACGCGCCGCGGACTGCGCCGGCCGTCGTGGATTACCCGGGCGTGGCCGAGCTCGACGAGCGGATTGGCCTAATCGAATTGCGCGAGGACTAGATGGCGAACATGGCTATCGACGACATGTTCCTTCGCGACCCGCGCGTGCTCGAGCTCGCCGCGGCATGCGGATGGAGCAAGTACGAGGCGCGCGGCCGGCTCCTGGACGTGTTCGCGGTCTGCTACGACCAGCGCGCCTACATCATTTCGGAGCGCCTGATCGACATCGCTGGTGCACACGAAGGTCTCGCCGCGTGCATGATCGAGTGCGGTCTCGCGTCACGTTGCGCGTCTAAACGTGTGCTCGTACGCGGTGCAAGGGAACGCATTGCGTACCTACTACGTAAAGCTGAGTCCGCGCGCCTAGGTGGACTCAAGAGTGGAGAATCACGGCGGAACAATACCAAGCATCAGTTCAACGGCACTTCCGAAAATCATGAAGCACGCGCGAACCCAAATCTCTTCTCTTCTCCTGTTCCTTCTCCTTCTCCTTCTCCTGTTCCTGTAAATCACGATCAGAATAAGAACACAGATGTCGCCAGGGTGGCGACGAGTGTCAGTTCGGGGTCCCCTCAGCTCGAAGAGTTCAAGCTCAAGGTCGACGCGAACGCTGCCGCGGCGAACCAGGAGCGGCAAGCGCGCAAGCCAAAGCCGCCAGCGTTTGCGTCGGGCGAGCTCGAGCTCGTCAGCCGCGTTCTCGAGAAGCTCACCGCACACAACGGCACGCAATACCGGAACGGCGGCATTGCGCACGCAAAGGCCATCTTATCGCTCGTCGCCGACGGCGCCACCGAGGAAGAGATCCGAGCCGTTATCGGCTACTGCGCCGAGGTCAAGCGTTGGAAATACGAACCTCGCGACGGCGAGAAAGACATGCGGCCGTATCTCCAGCCCGCGACGCTGTTTGCCAAAACAAATTTCTTCGAAAAGTACCGCGATCCCGCGATGGCGTGGGCGAACCGACTGCCCGACGCACGCCCGAATCCGCTCACAGAGATTAGGAACATTCCGCTGTTATGAGCGATGAACTCGATCCCGAAGTCCTCGCCGACTTGCAGCTCCGCAAGGCCAGTGAGCATGACCGCACTCGAACGCGCGGTCAGGGCGTGTACGACTGGAAACCTGACCCGACCGTCGCGCAATGGGTGTGTCGGAATGCCTCGTGCCGCGCACTCGTCGATGTGCCCCAGATTTGCGTGGATCGCCTGGCCGCGTTCAACGCCAACTATCTCGCGCCGTTCAACCTGCAACCGATTCTCACGAGCGAGGTGATGGTCTGCGATGGCTGCCGCAAGTTGCTAGCTGCGATGTACGACAAGCGAAACCGCAACCAGGTCGACACGATGGCCGATGCGCTTCGCAAGCTGCGCGCGTCGAGCAATCCCGAAGGTGAGCTCGAGCTGCAGAAGCTCTTGACCAAGTGCGGCTATCACGACGTGCCGGGAACGGTGCGGGCACTGCGCGACACGCTGAACGCAAAGGCGGCGCGCAAGGCTGACCGCATGACCAAGGGAGATCTGTGACCCTGGCCTCCGGCCCCGACTGGACGCTCCACCTCGGAGACTGCCTCGAGGGCATGCGGACGTTGGCTGACAAGAGCGTGGACCACGTGATTTGCGATCCGCCGTACAGTCAATCCACTCACGAACGCACGTGGGTCGCGAAGGCAATCGGCAGGCCGACGGTTTACGACCGGATCGATTTCGCCGCCATCACGGATGCGACTGCACGCGACGCGATGTGGGCATTTGCTCGTGTCGCGAAGCGCTGGATCGTCGCGTTCACCGATCTGGAGAACATCGACATGTGGCGCAAGGCCACGCTTTCCGCCGGGCTTGATTACGTGCGATGCGGAATTTGGGTCAAACCTGACGCTACGCCGCAGTTCACCGGAGATCGACCAGCTCAGGGCGCGGAGGCGTTTGTAATCGCGCACGCCAAAGGGAAAAAGCGTTGGAATGGCGGCGGCAAACGTAACGTGTACACGCATACGAGAACAGATGGTCCTCAGCCGCACCCGACGACCAAGCCACTCTCCCTCATGCTCGACCTCGTCGCCGACTTCGCCGACCCCGGCGATCTCGTGCTCGACCCGTTCGCCGGCTCCGGGACGACCGGCGTCGCCTGCCGCCAGCTCGGCCGCCGCTTCGTCGGCTGGGAGATGAACGCCGAGTACTACGAGATCGCGTGCCGGCGCCTGCGCGGCGACGAGGCTAAGCCGAACCCGGCGCAGACGTCGATGTGGGGGGCGCGGTGACCGACGAATCCCACGCCCGCGCCGCGCTCGACCTCGCCGTGGCGCAGCGCGACGCCCTCCACGACGCGCTGAGCTCGCTGGTGGCGCACGTGCGCCGTATCGGCGGGTTCATGGAGCACAAAGACCAAGTTGCGCTGTGGCGAGCTATGGCGGTGCTGGAGGAGACGCGGAAGTGAATCTTACACCGCCGCAGGAGCTTCTCGACAACCGCTCTGATCCGGACGCGCGCGCCGTGCTCGCGGACTGGCACGAGACACACGGATGGCCGGTCGAGCGGATTGGTGTCGTGCTGTCGCTCGCCACCGCCGCCACCGCCGACGACGCCGACGACGCCGCCGACGACGACGCCGACGACGACGCCGCCGACGACGCCGCCGACGACGACGCCGCCGCCGCCGACGACGCCGCCGACGACGACGCCGCCGACGACGCCGCCGACGACGACGCCGCCGCCGACGCCGCCGCCGCCGCCGCCGACGCCGCCGCCTACGACGACGCCTACGACGCCGACGACGCCGACGACGCCGACGACGCCGACGACGCCGACGACGCCGACGACGCCGACGCCGCCGACGCCGACGACGCCGACGCCGACGCCATTGCACCGCTATCTCACATGCTCTTGGAGGATCTCGACATGCGCGAGGGACTGAAACTGATCCAGCTGCCGGGTCGATACGGCTACAGCGTGACGCTCGTCGGATGGCTGCGTCGCGTCGCGGGCGACGAGTACGAGATGCTGCCGGGTCATGTGTCGGTCGTGCGCACGAGCGGACGCCGCATCCTGGACGAGCTCGCGATCGACGGGCCGAAGGACGATCACCGCTGCACGCCGTGTCGCGGCGTCGAGGAAGTGCATCGCCTGATCGTGCGACGCCCGAAGCCCGCCGACGAGAAGGCGTGGGCGCCGTACGTGAAGAAGCCGGAGGATTGGAAGCGATGACGAGGACGAGACAGCGCGCGATCCTGCTCTTGGAGAGCTGTGCGAATCAGGAGACGTGGCTGTACGCGATCGCCACGGCGCCGGGCTTCTTGGACGCCGAGCGGAAACTCGCAGACGCGGCGGTCGACGAATGCCCAGAGTTGTTTGACAGCGGCTCGTGGCGCATCGGCTACGCCGAGGCCGCTGCGTTGCTGCGCGAGGGGGCGGTGTGAAGGAAGAGAACAAGCGCCCGATGTTCCATTTCTCGATCGCGGCCGATATTTCGCTTTCGGTCGAGGAGATTTGGCCAGACGGCGATGCGCCAGAGAACCCGACCATCGAGGACGTGCTCGAAGTGATCGCAAAATGTGGCGGACGGATGCGCGTCATTCGCGATTGGAATCTCCACCACGAACTTACGATGGATGTGTCTGGTCCCGGTCGCGTCCATCGTTCGGACTGCGCGGATGTGCCGTGACAACCTCCCCGCTCCTCTGCCTCCTCGCCTCGTTCGTCGTCCTCGCCGTCGCCGGCTGGACGCGGCCGGATCGCGCGAGCTGTGGCGAGCATTGGTACGTGCAGCTCCGCGGCGACCGTTGCGCGGGCTGCTTCGAGTGTCGACCCGTCGATCGCGGACTGCGCGATCCGAAGGGGCACGAGGCCGACGAGCCGGCAAGGTGGCCGGATGCGGCGGTGGAGGGGCGGATTTACTGCCGGCGCGCAGGAGACGAGATCGTCGTCGATGAGCGGACGGTCGGGTGCCAACGAGGAGGATGGAGAGAATGAGCAAAGCAGACGACATCGGAGCCAAAGGCTTCATCGCGATCGTCGCGCTGCTCGCGATCTGCGCGGCAATCGATCTCGCGTGGAACGAGCACGTGTACGGCGATTGGAAGTGCGCCTTCGCGAGCTGTCGCAAGGTGACGGTGGAGCCGCGATGAAGCTCCTCGCGATCGATCCGGGCAACGAAGAGAGCGCGTACGTCGCCTACGACTGCGATGCCGGCTCCGTGCTCGCCTTCGGCAAGAAAGCAAACGCCGACGTATTGCAGTGGATGATCTCGCCGTCGAGCTTCAATGCGCAGCACATCGCAATCGAGATGATCGCCTCCTACGGCATGCCGGTCGGTCGCGAGGTGTTCGAGACGTGCGTGTGGATCGGCCGCTTCATCGAGGCGTGGGGCGCGCCGTACACGCTCGTGTATCGCAAGGACGTGAAGCTCCACCTCTGCGGCAACGCGCGCGCGAAGGACGGCAACGTGCGCCAGGCGTTGATCGATCGCTACGGCGGCAAGCAGAAGGCGATCGGGACGAAGCGAGAACCGGGGCCGCTGTATGGAGTCAGCGCGGATGTGTGGAGTGCGTTGGCTGTTGCGGTGACGTGGAGCGATGGGCAGAAGACGAAGACGGAGGCGGCTGCTGTATGGGCGATCGCTGATGAGATGATGAGGGGACGAGGTGAATAATGGCGCAGTGTGAGTCGACGTTCGACAGAGCCGATGGCGTGCGCTGCGAACTAGAGGCCAATCATCGCGGATGGCACAAGCGTGAACATAATGGATCGTATTCGTGGGCTCCAGATCCAGAGGACGGAGCCGAGCGCAGGCATCGCGAGATGATGGAGATGCTTGCAACGATTCACGCGGAGATTCGAGACGTCTATAACGTGATTGTCGACATCCGCATGGGCAGAGAGCCGTGAGCTGGCCGATCGAAATCGATCCGGTATTCGGTTGCGCCTTGTGGTGCGGCAAGCTGGGCAGCAACGGACGTCCGATCGTGTGGCGCGGTCGAACGCCGATGAACGCGTACACGATCGCATACGAGCAAGCGCACGGCGCGATTCCGGCCGAGCACGTGATCGATCACATGTGTCGACGCATTCTGTGCGTGGCGCCGCAGCATCTCGAGGCGACTACGAAGCAGGAGAACGAGCGACGCAAGTCGATGCGCTATCGACTCAAGCGGAAGACATGTCGCAATGGACATGCGCTCAACGAAACAACGCGTATCGTGACACCCGAGATGGGGATACTATGCCGCCAGTGCATGCCCCGTGCCGGGGTACACCCAAGTGACCGGCCGGGGCGCGCGAC